GCTAAACTTATCAGCACTATGATCGTAAAAAATCTCACCAGAGTTAATTGCTGAGTTATCACCAAATTGTATAATACCTATGTTGTTTAAATTACCTGAGAAAAAAATGCCTGGTCTATTATCATCTTCAACAAATATCGGTGCTAATGAACTTTGAGTTGAATGATTAATAGCATCTCTAGTTACGTGCAACTTAGCAAGTGGTGTGCCTTCATTAACACCTACACTTACAGGTATTCCTTTAAATATATTTTCTACAGTTACTTTTTTAGTGGCAGTTGCACTTGTATCTACTATAGCTAATACATCATCTGATGCATTACTTTCAATTGCTGTCAATGCACTAATCTTACTATCAGCCATTTTTAATCCTCTTTCTAAATACTTTTGTTCTTTGTTTGTTCTTGGTTTGTTGTTCTAAACTTTTTTCTTTACTTTTTAATAATTCTACTAATTCACTAAATTTCATTAGTTTTTAATAGGATCACCAGTTTGGTAAGCAACACCTACACCATCTTCACGTATAATGTTATCGCCTGTTTCCAATAATAAATATGATAAATCTTCTAGGTTCAAAGCATCATTAGGTACATCTGTCCTACGATTACGATACCTGTCCTGACTTCGTATTGAAAAAAATCCTGGTCTCATTACTGACTAAGTTCTGTTACTCTAGCAGTTCCATTATTAGCACCTACTCTAAGTACAGCAACTTTTGTTGCTGAATCTACTCTAAAATATTCTACAGTAAATGCAGGTAAAATTAAAGAAGATGACGTTGCAGTTGGACTAGAGCCAAATTCTACATATGCATCTACAGATACTACTATTCTAATTTCTCTTGTGTTTGCATCAAATGCATTTGCACTAGCAGCAGATGATGAACCAACAGCAACTGTTTGTGTTGTTCCTGGTCTAAATGTTGTTGGAGCTTTCATATTTTTCCCTTATGTAAAAGAGGGGGCCTAAGCCCCCCCTAATTATTAATTACTCAGTAATATCAAGAATGATACCGTGAGCAGCTTCGTTTCTAACTTCTAGAGTAAATTCAACTAGTAGTTGTTTTTTCTCTGAGTCGCCAGTCTTAGCAAGGTCATTCACTTGGAAATCCCTTAAGTAAGCGGCAGCAGCCATGTCTGTTTGTAGTAAGAAAAGAGTTTCTAACCCAGCCATAACTCTGTTAGGTACGATCTGGATAGATCCAAAGTCTGATACATACACATCAATTGCAGCATCAAAAGTTCGATCACCAGCATTACTAAATCTAGGTGTAGATGTAGAAGCTGTAAATCCAGAGATTGTTTGTTTTACCTTCGGTGGTACAACAAGAACATCAGTGTCACCACCAGAAGCATAAACTTCTTGGATAACAGTCTTAAGGATAGTTTCCGTAATTGCTCTGTTTGTTCCAGCACCAGGAGCATCAGTACCATCACCAGTTGATAATGTTCCGTTAGTTCCAGCGTCACCGTTAGTTTCAATCCAACATTGTAATCCACCTAAAGTTCTTGCAGCAGTTGCGCTACCTACAGCAGCTAGTGTTGCAGAAGATAAAGAAAGTTCCATATCTTTTTTAAGTTCTTTAGATTTTTTAGCTATTTGGTAAGCCATTTCATCAGCTCTACCTGCAGCATCAACAGCAGATTGAGTTCCTGAAACAGCGATTACTTTGTCCATAATCTGAGAGAAGTTTTGCTTTCTAGCAGTTGCAGTCATTGCATCTGTAGTAGCGTCATCACCTTCGATTACAGCGTTAGTTGCAGCAGCAGCTAATGAATCTATTTGCCACTCATGCTTAGTTTGTTTAGCAATCGTTCTTGGGATTGCAGAAAGTATTGGAGTTTCTTCAGGAGATATATTGTAAATTACATCTACTAAATCTTCTCTAATACCAGTAGTATCGTACGTATCGTACAAGTTTGTTGGTTGTGCCATTTAAGGACTCCTTTATAGATAGTCTTTAAAAATAGAAGCAGCGTCTCTAGTAGCTCCTGTTTTCTTCAGACGATTTAGTTTATCAGCTTTAAGTCTTGCATTAACATCAGATTTAGTTTTTGCAGCACCTGACTTAATAACTCTAGGAGCATTAACAACTTGTTTCTTAACTCTTGGATTAGCTTCACGAATTTTATGATAAGCTAAAGCATCTCTAATCAATAGAACTTGTCTGTGATCATACACAGTATCTATTTCTTGATCATTAAAACCAACACCACTTAGATAATGTTTCATATCTTTCTTAAGTATTTTGGCTTTATTAACATCAGCAAATTCAGGAATAAGACGCACAATCTTTTTTTCTTGTGCTTCTACATATTTCCTTAGTTCAACTGTTTGTGCTTGTAGCGTTTCATGATTTATTCTGTTTAAGTTTTCAGCTCTCTTACGCATTTTGTGTTCGAGTCTACTTGCTTCAACAGGATCATCTTCATAAAGTTTTTCAAAGTCAATGTTGCTATACTCATTATTAAGTTCTACTTGTGCAGACTGAGTTAGTTCGTTCAACTTAGTTAGCTTTTGATTAATCTCTGTTTGAGATTCTTGCAATAAATCATTATGCCTTGATTTTTCTAAGGATAAATCTTGTTTGCTTCTTGTGTAATCAGCTTCTCTTTGGTATCCCTGAAGTAGTTCGTCAAGCGTCACCTCGAGTTCGTCACCTTGGACTTTAACTCTATATAGAGGTTGCTCAGAACTTTCATTAATATCTTGTTCAGCATCATCTGTAGCTTCTTTAGCTACTTCAATTGGTTCAATATCCTGTGCAGGTATATTATCTTCAATCGATTGTTCAACAACTTCTTCAGTTGTTTCGTTTTCTTGTACTGATTCAGCAGGTGCTTCCTCAGTTTTTGTTTGACCTGTCATAAGACCAGCAATGGTTTTACCAGCATCAATTACATTCATAGCTTCATCAGCCATAGTACACTCCTTATTGGTTGGTGTTTATATACACTCCCTGGAAGGGTTGGTGTTATTTTTTCTTGCGTAGTTCTTCTAATTGTCTACTTGCAAGTTTTCCAGTTTCCATTGTTACACGGAAATGGTTTTCGACTTTACCTAAAATTTGATAAGCTAGATATATTTTCAATCTACCTTCATCATCATTTGGTGCTGTCTGAAATATCGCTTCTTGATACGAATCTTTAAGTATCTGAAAAGTCTCTATAAAGAGATCATCTTCTATAATATTTTTTGCCCTAGAGCCTCGTTCAATTTCCTTCTGTAGGTTCGACATCTATTTCTATACCTATTCCTTGTGGTTGTTGAGGTTGTAATAGTTCTTTTGTAGCAGATGTTAACATTTCTTGATTGCTTTCAGATAAGTTTTGCATACTCATAGCTTCTCGTTTAATTGCTTTCTCATCAATATCTGCTTCGTATTTCATCTCAAGTTCTTTTATTTTTGCTTCAAAGTCAAGTATCATTCTTTGAGATTTCAATTCAATCTCACGCATTCTGTTTTCATATTGCATTTGTGCAGAAGCTGCTTTTTGTTGTGTTTGAATTTGAGATACTTTTTCGAACTCAGTAGGTTCTTTTGGTTGAGGTGGTGGCATGTTTTGCATACCAGTTTGTGGATCTGTAAAGTATGAACCAACATCTTTAAGTCCAGCATTCTCAATAATTTTTGATAAAGTATTATATATATTAGTCATATTAACTATTGGACCAGCAGGTGAACCTTGTAGTTTAATAGCTTCAACTTGTTGTCTTAGTATTTGATTTAATATTCCTAGTTGTTGATCTCTTGAACCAGTACCTAATCCTACCTGGATTGATACATTACAACGATCTCTCCACTCCATAGGATTCATAGGAACAAAGTTATTTCTAATTTTTACAATACGTTCTTTATCTTGATACTTAACAACTAGTTCAAATATCTTTTTAAATATATCTTTAACACCAGTTTCAGCAAAGATACGAGCTATCAATTCAATTCTCATTTGTGATTGTGAAAGAATAGTATTAATACCAGATGCAGTTTTATTTAATGAATCAGTATCCATTCCCTGGTTGTACTTAGTAACACCACTACGATTTTCTTTTACAGTGTCTAAGTATTCTAATAATGGAAATGCTTGACTATTAATAGTTTGTGTTTGCATAGGCATCATAACTTGTCCTGGTGCAGTTTTAGTTCTTACAATTCCGCCTGGTCGATTAGTTAATAGATCATCAAGATTAACTTGACCATCCATGACAGCTACTCTGTTATTATTTGTTAGGTACATATTGTCTAACAACTGTCTCATAACAGTAGATTTAATTAATTGTATATCCTCAACTAGCTCTGATACTGATCTACCATAGAATCTATGTGGTACAATAATAGGTGTAATAGAACAGAATGGAACTGAATCAACTACAACATCATCAAGTATTGTATAAGTATTATCACCAGCAGATGTAATCTTTCTAAGTTCTGCAATACCATCACCATCTTCATCTATTTTAATATATGATTCTAATACAACTATTTCTTGTGTAGATTCATCACCTACACTTCTATCAAAGTCATCATCAAGATTTCTGTATCTAGTAGTTTCTTCTGCATTATATCTTTGTGAATTATTTTCTGTTAAACTATAAACAGTATCAATATCAAAACCCATTTCAACTAATTCACTTCTTGTTTTAGTTGTTCGGTGTGCAGTAAAACTTGCTTCTTCTATAGATTTAGCCCTGCGTTCAATTAAAAATTCTTCAGGTGGTACAGCTTCCATTTTAACTTTACCAAAAGTTTCTTTACGCATAATAACAACATCATGCAAATTAGGAATAGGAACTTCATTAAGCTGATCTAATATTTGTTCACCTTGCATATCACCTTCAGGTATAGATGATTTTAATTGATCTTTAATGTTCTTCTTTTGTTTTATAGCTGTTTTATCTTTGTACTCAGTATGTTCTTTTACTTCAACACCATCTTCATCAACTAACATTGTAAATTCAGCTTCAGATAAAGCTTCATAAGTTTCTTGTTTTACTGATTCACTTGTATCCCAATAAACTTTTACAATACCATTTTTTTGTATCAATGCGTCTTTGAACATTGAATACAGAGTAGTAAAGCCTTCGTTATCTTTATTAAATATATGATTTAAATAATCAGTAGCTTGTTTTG